GCCCTCGAACGGCACGCAGCGAAACTCGAACGCCACCGGCATGATGTCCTGCGTGCGAGCTTCAACACTTTCCATCAAAGAGCGCTTGCCGCTGAAGTCCTGAGCCTCGTAGTCCGCTTTCTGGATAGATTCGATAGTGATCTTGCGGATCGCCGCCGCAGACTTCTTCGCGTCGATCGTTTCGCCGTCGGCATCAAAGCCGATTAGGTTTTCTGCCCAATCTTCCAGCCACTCGGCCAACTCTTTCTGGTTGTGACGCTCGCCATTGATGGATAGCAGGGAGGAGAACGGGGCGGTCTTTTTGAGCGCAAGGTGAGCGGTGTTGTCTGCATGCCCTGGGCTTTCGACTGTGCCGAGGTTGAAGACGGCTGCGGCGCGCATATCGTCAGCGTTGATAAAGCAGCGACTACCTTCAGCAGCGTAGCCAGTGGAATAGCGCGTAAAGTCTTCAATGCTGGCGGTTACCATCTTGCCCCGGAAGCGGTAGCGCTCCAGGCAAAGCGATTCCAGACTATCAATGCGGGCCCCCTGAGGAACGACAGCAGCAGGGCAATCCACACCTTCAAGTTTCTCTTCCATGTAGCGGGAGAGTGTCAGATCGCTAATTTTTTCGATCGCGGTACCGTCTAAAGAGTGAGACATGATTCTTCCTTAAGAAAATGTGAAAGGGTTACTGCTTGGCGCGCAGTTTCGCGTCTGAGTCACCGGCAAGAGTGAATAACTGGCCCTGATCTTCCTGAAGGATGGTCAGCTTACCGCCGCGGTTCACATACATTGGGGTTTCGGTGCTGTCCTCTTCAGAGGATTTGCCGCGAGGGGTAGGGCGTACATAAGCCAGCTTATGCTTGATCATCACGCGCTTCTCTTCGACGGAGTTGCTCATGCGGTCCAGCTCAAAGGTCAACGTAACTTTTCCCTTCTGGCCGTTGTTCAGCACGCCGAAGGCGACCTCACTCAGTGCCACGGCGATCTTGTTCTGGAACACGCCGCCGTCCAGTTCGCCCATAAACTCGGGCACATCGGTCAAACGTTCATTACTCATCGGGTATACCCTCGGAAAACAGGCTGCTGACACAGCCGGGTTAGTTTCTCCACACAACACAGAAGAGCATCTGCTGGTGGAACAGCCCGTGCGATTGGGTTATGAGCCGTCGCCACAGTGATGCTCTTGTGTGTTGCGTAAAAAAATTGCGGCATCCTCACGGGTAGAGACAGATGCCGCAAAAGACAGCAACGCAGCTTTTACAGGTCTTAGGTAGGCAGTGAATCATCCCCCTCTCCGTACACCTGGGGCGGCTACTGCGTGGACGTCCTGCCTGTTCGCTTTCTATAATGAAATCTAAAATAACTTAGATTAAAGATCAAGAAGAAAACCTAAACAAGTTTAGATTTTCTGAGGGGAATGGTAATTATTTGCGGCGCATCATGCGGCGGTGTTCAACAACCACCCCAACGACATGAATCTTTTCTTTTGCAGAATTGCGGATAGCGTAATCTTCATTCAGTGGCACCAGTTCAAATATTTCTTCGCCAGTTTCACTGATTCCGCGTGCACGGTATTTTTTAAATGTTGCTTCGTCACCGCCATTCTTTGCTACAACGTAATCGCCAGGGCCTGGGTGTAGCTCAGGATCCACAATGATTACATCACCTTCAACAAATTCGGGCTCCATTGATTTTCCTTTCACCTTGAGGGCAAAGGTTGAATGAGAGTGAAACTCTGACGTCAAAATATACTCCACCGTCCCATCGATATTTCTGGCGTCGCACTCAGGTGACCAAGCTCCAGCCTGGACATAACTGATGATTGGAACTTGCTGCGCTGCTATTGGTGCAGGCCCAATGTTAGCCTCATCCTCCCGGCCATATAAAAGGAATCCTTCAGTTACACTGAGATACTGAGCAAGTTTTGTCAGCGATTTACCGCCCGGCACGTTCAGATCTCTTTCCCAGTAGCCAATCGTTACATCAGAAACTCCAAGCGCTTTACCCAATTGGCCTTGAGTAAGCTTTCTCTGTTTCCTTAATTCCTTTAACCGCGTGCCAAGTGTCCCCACGATTCAAACCCTTAGAAATGAAAACCTAAGTAATCTTAGTTTTTATTGATCTAAAAAAGATTAGATAATAATATCTAAATATTCTTAGGAGGATAAGATGACCACAACTGAACTTGAGCAGTACTTCGGTTCGCCAAACAAGGCGGCTGAATTTTTTGGGGTATCGCCAGAAGCCTTTTATCAATGGCGGACTCGCCCGGGCCAACTAATTCCTAAAGGCCGTGCAGCAGAGGCGGCTGCACGCACTAAAGGAAAACTCAAATTCGACTCTTCGCTTTACCAGAAGCGTAACGATAAAGCGGCATAGCAGAAACCACAGATTCAAGGAGTTAACCGTGGGCAATCAACACTGGCAAGTCGAAAAGCAGCCCGCGTGGCTGGTAGCGGCAATTAAAAAGACCATCTCAAGCCTGCCGGGCGGTTACGCCGAGGCGGCTGAATGGCTGGGCGTGACAGAGGATGCGCTCTTTAACCGCCTGCGCACTGGTGGCGATCAGATCTTCCCAATGGGCTGGGCGATGGTTCTCCAGCAGGCCAGCGGCACCAAGCACATCGCTGATGCGGTATCGCGCCAGTCGAACAGCGTCAATGTTCCGCTGGTGGATATCGAGGATGTGGATAACGCCGATATCAATCAGCGCCTGATGGAGTCTATCGAGTGGATCGGTAAACACTCGACATACGTTCGCAAGGCCACTGCTGATGGCGTGATTGACCAGGCCGAACGCGAGCAAATCGAAGAGAACAGCTATCAGGTGATGGCGAAGTGGCAAGAGCATTTAGCGCTGTTGTATCGCGTTTTCTGCGCGCCAGAGAAGAGTAACGCCCGCGAGTGTGCAGCTCCGGGCGTCGTGGCGTGTCGTAACAGTGGAGAAACTAACGCATGAACAGTTTAACGGTAAATCACCGTCTGCCGCAACTCCGTGGCTTCCCGGTCAATGGGACCCCGTCGTTTCGGTATGAGCGCATGGTATCAGGCCGCTGGGTTGCATGTAACCACAGCCGGGCAATGGCAATCGTGGGGGTATGGCGCCGTAAAGGAGAATCTTTATGCGTGAAATCGACAGGAGATTCAGGGATCACCGCGGCGTCCCAGTTCGGGTTATCCGGTGGGAGCCAGAGACCCGACGCGTCATATACCTGCGAGATGGGTACGAGCATGAATGCTTCAGCCCTCTCGATCAGTTCCAGCGCAAATTTACAGAGTTAAAGGGCGACCATGAGCACTAAATTAAGCAGCTATGTCTGGGACGGCTGCGCGGCTTCCGGCATGAAATTGTCCAGCGTGGCGATCATGGCGCGCCTGGCTGATTTTAGCAGCGATGAGGGAGTCTGCTGGCCTTCCATCGAAACTATTGCGCGGCAGCTCGGCGCCGGGCCAAGCACTGTGCGCACGGCGATCGCCAAACTTGAGAAAGACGGCTGGCTTAAGCGCACTCAGCGCCGCCAGGGCAATCGTAACGCATCCAATATCTACCAGCTGAATGTGGCAAAGCTCCGTACGGCGGCATTGTCTCACCTGCCAGATTCTGACACGTCAAATTCTGACGCATCGAAATCTGACCCGTCAAAATTTGAGGCATCAAAATCCGGCCAAATCGGCGGTTTTGACCCGTCAGAATCTGGCGGGGATCCGTCAGTAAAATCAACTACTGATCCATCAAATAAAAAATCTTCTTGTCAGGTTGCTGGGCAACCCGACCCTGCAGTGGTGATCACTGACCAGGCGAAACAGGTTTTATCACACCTGAACCAGACTACCGGATCACGGTACCAGGTCTGCAAATCGTCCCTGGAAAACATTCGCGGCCGTCTGGCTGAAGGGTTTACGCCTGATGAGCTGACGCAGGTGGTTGATTACAGCGTGGAGAAGTGGGGCGACGATCTGAAAATGGCCGAATATCTTCGCCCAACGACCCTATTTCTGCCCTCCAAATTCCCAGGCTACCTGCAATCGGCGAACAAGTGGAACGCAGCAGGGCGCCCGGCGCGCGAAACGTGGGGCCAGCGTAAGACGGATCCGATGAAGTTCGGTCCTGTTGATAACAAAATTCCTGAGGGATTCAGAGGGGCGACATCGTGAGCATCGAATCCGAAGTTTTGCAGTTTGCCCTGGATAACCCAGGCTGCAGCACCCGGCAGGTTGCCAATGTTCTGACTCATACCTCGTTTCGCACTATCAGCCGCTGCCTGTTCCTTTTACACAACGAGGGGAAGCTCAAGCGCGAGGTGCGTAACGACACGACGATTGTGTATTACCCCTGCGAAGAGTTCGTCAAAACAGACGCAGCAGCAGCGGCGGCCTACGCAGACACGGTCAGAACCCTTACTGATTTAGAAAATTACGCCATCCAGCTGGAGGGGAAGGGGCTTTACCTGCGCGCAGCCACGGTATGGCTTAATGCTTTCGATCTGTCACCAGCGAATAAGGACCGGGAGCGCTACGTCAAACGGCGTGCTTCATGCCTGAAACAGGCCAAAAAACGCTGCGTAACAGACGCGTGTTTGCTGGCAGGCCATTACATCGGAGAAGAGCAATGACTAATAAATACTGCCGGGAACTGGTCGAACTGCGCAGCCAGCCGCTGCACGAACTGAAAGAAGTGGGCGATCAGTGGCGTACGCCAGATAACATTTTCTGGGGTATCAACTCAATGTTTGGCCCGTTCGTTCTGGACCTGTTTTCCGACGGCGAGAACAGCAAATGCGAAGCGTATTACACCAATGCGCTGGCGCAGGACTGGTCCGCCAGGGTGACAGAACTCAACGGCGCTGCTTTTGCGAACCCACCATACAGCCGCGCCAGCATGCATGAGGATGAGTACATCACCGGGATGCGTTACATCATGCAGCACGCCAGCGCGATGCGTGACAAGGGCGGTCGCTTTGTTTTCCTGATCAAGGCTGCAACCAGCGAGGTGTGGTGGCCGGAAGATGCCGATCACGTTGCTTTCATTCGTGGGCGAATTGGTTTCGATCTGCCGATGTGGTTTGTGCCGAAAAACGAAAAGCAGGTGCCGTCTGGAGCATTCTTCGCTGGCGCAGTCGTCGTATTCGACAAGACCTGGCGCGGCCAGGCGATGAGCTATATCAGCCGTAAGGATCTGGAAGCGCGCGGGGATGCCTTCATGTCGCAGATCCGCCGTGAAGCTGAGCGTCTGTTTGAGCAGGTTGAACCACAGCAACCACCGCAAAATATTCCGGAAATTATTCCAGAAGCCGTAGCGCCGGTGGAAGAGGCACCACCAGCAGCTGCTGAGCCAGAACTTCCGCTGACCAAGAAAGATATTGTTGAGCAAAGCGGCTTCAACTTTTGGGCGTGTGCCTGCGCGGCGTTCGGAGACAAGGAGGTATACACCTTCGCAGAATCGCGCTTCGCGCATACCTGGGCATCTGATTCAGTTGCAAGCCCTGAATTCATTGTGGAGCCGCTCGAAACCATTGCCCGTGCGGTAGCGCTGATAAGAGAAAATGTTGATCAGCAACAGCTGATTAACTGGCTTAACCAGCAAAGCTTCGAGCATGACAACATCCGTAAAGACATGCAGGAGCGTCGGCTAACTCTGACGCCAGAGATGATCAGCGAATATGGAATTGAGGCCCCTGAGGTTACGGCGGTTCTCGAGTCCATCCCCCAGCATCACTGGCACAATATTCGTTCTCTGCGGGCCCGATTCCGGCTCCTGATGGATGAACGTAAAGCCGGGCAGAAAGAGGAGAAGGCAGCGTGAAAACCCTGACCATTCGCCAGCAGGAGGTCTTAGACCTGCTGGTCGATTACCAGAAACAGCACGGCTTTCCTCCAACCGTCAGTGAACTTGCTGGGTTAATGGGCTGCAGCTCGCAAAACTCGGCGCGGGACACATT